ACTCCTTCTTTACCAATCATGTCGTCGGTATCTACTTCGCCGGTAGGATCAAACCCCATCGACTTGCAGAACTGGATGTATCGCCACTTGGCACCTTCTGTTAGATAGATGTCATCAAACATTTTGAACTCATATCCATCATGTTCAACAAGCATCTTAACTTCTAGCCGAGGTGTTCCCTTAATGGGACTTGCTCCTGACTCAACATCCGTGATTACAAATTTATAGTTACCTGGTCCAAACGTACTCTTGTTAGAACCTGCACCTTGCTGTGCTACATCTTCATCACTTACAGTGAAACCTACTACTGGCATAATTGCTCTCCCATATGGGACTGATATTCGTCCCAGTTTAGTTTAATTTTGTCAGGCATCTCATACCCAACACGACAACCAGCATCTCTGCCAGGACTGCCTAAGAAATGTATCCAACGGTCTTTGCCAAGTTCTTTGGCCTTACCGTCGATAACTTTAAAATTTGACTGAGCATGACCGATTTGATCTGCCCAATCCCTAACCCTATTCCATGCATACTTGCTAAGATTTGGTGCCCATTTCTTGAAGTCATCTCCAAGAGCATTGGCCCCTTGCTGCAATCCATCATGTGCAATCAGAATGATATTCATTCCTTTGCTGGTTCTAATGTAATCAAGAGCAGACAGAACCTCTGAAATCATTTCACCGGCAAGGATAGGACCTTTATAATAGGCCATGTATTTTTCATGATTCCCATTAAAGGAATTTTGAAGCACATGAGCCTGGGCAAGCTGTTCAGCTTTATCCAGTGTGTCTATGATTAAACTTTTTCTGTCATGTTCTTGCTTAAGAACTTCACGTAGACATTGCATTAACTCTTCCCATGATGAGCATGGAGTCTCAGGAATCTTAGGAATCTTTAATCCTGCTGCACCATCCTCTGTTTGAATTAACAAAGGACTGGGTGCATTGGATGCAAAAGATGTTTTGCCAACTTTAGGTTGTCCGTAAATGACTAACCTGGGAGGCGGAACTTGAATGTCTACCGGTGCAGATACGATATTAAAACGGGATTTCATCAGTTTCCTTTTGCTTAAAATGATCTTTCTTTTTGAATCTCAAACTCTCGTAAGGTTTCTCAATCCCAATACAAGACTGAAAGAAGGCACAGCCTCCATAGTTACGACAGCTTTGAGTGTTTCTGCTTGCTAATCCTAAATAGGATCGAGACGCTGCTGATGATGCCAACTCCTTAATTTCCTCAAGCCTCTTAAGCCTTGGTCCATTAAGAACTGGAATCATTTTTCTGATATACTTATTCTCCTCCTTGTCCATATAGACTCCAGTGATCCTATCCTCGAACTCTTCTTCGGATTCTCTCTCCTTAGTCTTTCTATTTACAATCTTCGGCTTAGTTGCTGGTGATGTAAGAACAACGTCATACCAGACATAGACAGGCTTATTATATTTTTCTTTTAGGTAGGTTGAATAGATTGTTAATTGGTTATTCATAATGAGACTTTGCCAAAAGATACTGGTTGGGTCTTGGCAGTCTCTACTGGAGACATTCTTATGCTCCATTAAAACAATGCAGTCACGTTCTTTGTCCAATAGAACTGCATCCATTCTTCCAACAAAAGTAGAATAGTTTCCAACTTCATCTTCCGCTTTAAAGCTAAAGTCTTCTTCGATGGATAAAACTTCATACTTACCACTGGTGAACGCATCAGCATCTTGGGCCTCCCAAGCCTCATAGTATCCTTTGATGTATGCCCTTAGCTTGGGAAGAAACAACGAGTCTTCATCCCATAGCCTGGACTTAACTTCTTGCTCGATAGAGTTAATGACTGCACTACAGTTATGGCCTCTTAGGTACATCTCTTGTGCATCGTGCATCATGAGCCCAGTCTTTAACCCATTGCTCAATGTCTTTAACTCAAACCCATCAACATATTCGTAATGAGCTTTCATTTCACATTGCTCAATTGTTGATATTGCACTTGCGCTAAAAACACCTTCACTCAATGAAGTTCTAACTACTGCCTTTGTCATGTTTCTCCCTCCATGCTTCAATCTCAGCATGTTTTTCATAAGCGTCATCAAGAATCATATCTACCACTTCTACGATTGGCGTATCTTCGAACATAATGGCCAGGGCTTCGAGCAGCCTTAGTGAGTCTGTTAAAAGCATTACTGGCTTTGAGTTTCCGTGCATGTCTTGCATCTGAAACAACAAAGATTTCGTTAGTTGCTTGTGTGTGCTCATCCTCATTGATGGGTAGTTGTATGTAACTCCCGAAAGATTGGCTAAGTTCTTCGCACTTTGGTTCGGCCCATCGTAAGTCTTCAGGCCATCCAGATTTTTTTTAGTCATTGTTTCTCTCCTCTTTTTTTGCGGTTTGGATATTTCTGATCAAGAAACGCTTCATGCATAAGTATTTTCTTATTAGTAATTCCAGCTATGAAAGCAGCTTGATTAAGGCTGTCTCTTAAGTCTGTGTTTTCTTCATGCTGAAGATGGTCATTTACGAAATCTTCAAGAAGCTCTATGATATTTAGAGCACTCTTGTTTATTTCTCGGATGTCTTTTGTTTGCATTAAGTATCTCCTAGTAGTCAAGATTAATGTCACGAGCTACTTGTCGCGCTGTTTCTTCAAAGCCAAACCAGGCTAAAAGATTTTGATTGGTTGTGTGATTGGCAAGAGGATCTTCATCGTCCCACTTATTACCAAACAATCCGCTGACAGGCAGACCAGTATCTTCAATCAGCTCTTCAAGGAGTGATGAGATATCGTCTCTGTATTTTTTGTAGAATTTTTTGGTGTCATTGTAGTAGATGAGATGACCAACAATCCCACTTTGACATCCATGCTCAAGAACTTCCTTGAGAACATCTTGGACACTTTTATACCCATCGTTTGATCTCTGGTTATTTACCCAGCACCTAACGTGTTTATATAGATTTGACTCATCAAGGACTGGATGAATCCTCACTTTCGAGAGTTGCATTGTTTTGCTCCACTTCTTTCTGTGCTTCTTTTTTGGCCCACTGCTTTAACTGTTCAGCAAAGTCTGGTTTTGCCAACACTGGGTTTGCTTTTAGGATATCTCTATCTTTTTGATTCATTAATATTTACCTGTTCCATCATAAAATCTTGGACATGGTTCATAAGGTGGTCCATCGACGGGTCCATCACGTTCAGGAGGGCCTGATGGATTGTCTTCATGGTAATCGTTAACATCCCCCATCTGTATCCACTCTTCAATAAGGTCAACCAGTGCTTGTCCAGCCTTGCGCTTTGAACTGTCACTGCCTGGCTTGCCTTTCCCACCAGGTATGAATGGGACTAACACATGCTCGATGGCCTCAGTAAGCTCATCAATCTTATCTTCTATAATCCATTCCCAGAAATCTTCTGCCTTACTGACAAGCCTCCACTGGTCCCAGTCATCCGAGTCAGGTTCTGGCAATTCTATTTCATCAGGTGGATCTAAAGGTGGTTCACCGGCCATTACTTGTTACCTCCAAAAATATCTCTAACTTCTTGAATTAAGAATCTAACGACAACACGTCGAGAGACACCAAGCTCCTTAAGGTTATCAAGGTTCATGATTATGTCTCGTTCAGACATGTTAATCTTGTCTACGCGGGTTAATTGTTGATCCCACGGCATAGGGATCTTGTTCAACTTGACCAGCACACTGGACTCATTAGATGAGAGTGTAGGGTCAAGATTTTTGAAAAACTCTTTATCTATCTTAAGCGTCATAGGTTAATCCTTTCTGATGCTTCTTTAACAAGTTCATTGGCCTTAATTATAAGCTCATCTTCAGACATGCCAGTAAGCATAAATAACTCATGCATGGCATCCCCAATTTCCCCGAGGAGAAAGTTGATTGCATGTTCATGCCTGACGGCTGCATCCATTTCCTCGTAGTTGTTCAGAACTGTTACGCCCTGTTCTTGCATTTGCATAAATAATTCTTTCATAGCTCCCATGGTATTTCTCCTAGTTAGGTGTTGTTTAATAATGAGGCCGCCAATACCTAAGCCCTAGCTGGCGACCCTATGTGAGTGTAGACCTCAGATGGTATCCACCCTTTCTGGATGGCCGGGCTACTACACGGGCTTAAATTTTGATTATCCAAAGAACGCATCCTGGCACACTTGGCACCAGGCACTAATCTTGTACTCTCTGGCAGATATCTCGTCCTTGAACTTAGTGGCTGGACCACCACACTTTGCACAAGTATCTCCACCTAAAGCGACAGTTCTTGTCGTCCCATTTGTGGAATATCTTTTGGCCATATCCCCAGAAAGTTTATCCAAGAACTCTACATTTTCTTTTGTCTTCATCTTTTTCTCCTTTCCCCATTCTCCCAACCCAGGGAGGGGGGTGTTCAAAATTTGGAACCCAAAACATAAACACAGCTGTCCTGGATAACACTCGGGGGTTGTGAACCCTCTGTTAAGAGCGGGTCTTAGGGCAGAGCCCTTACGCCTTCCGCGTAGGAACCCGGTTCTCAGGGTGGAACCTTGAGCACCCTCTGTGAAGAGAGCCTTCCGGCTTAAGGACGGGTTCTTAGGGCAGAGCCTTAAGCACTCTCCGTGGGGAGAGCCCTTCGGCTTGAGAACCGGTCGCCCCTGCGAGGTCGCCGAAGGCAACCCGGATCCAACAGGATGTTGGTCAATCCATCGGAACGGTGGAGCCCCCCGGCTTGAGGGAGCAATCCAACAGCATGTTGGTCGCTCTGGCGAAACGTTACGGTTAAGCATCGCCAACGGGAAACACGAAGAAGAAAACCACCCCACGAGAGCAAGGGA